AGGTGTATCCTTACGCAGTCCATAACCTCTAAACTCAATAAGAACTTTGTTACAACTTAGGGGAGTAACTGAATCACTACGGTAGGCGGAGCCTCGAAGGTTGAAGTTGAATCCAGGGAACAGATCAACCATGTACCATTGATTGGGTGGCAAGTTTGGGAATGATAATTCTCCTCTATCTTCAAAGCCTTCGTACTCCTCATAGTTGACAGTAAAACTAGACACATTAACATGCCCATTATCAAAAGGTATATTCTTACGTGCGAAGTACTCATCATTGAACCCACTTACTCTATTGAAGTAGTGCATGAAGTCGTGATAGAATTCACTATTGGTATCATGCCATAACTTATAATTGGTATTTATAATTGCTTTGTGATAATGAAACACTTCCATTTCTTCTGTGTCAATAGCATCAGCAATACAATCAAATGCACCTGCTGTCCATTCCTCAACACTCTGCGTTGGATTAGGATCAAGTGTTACCCATACCATGCCTCCGTGCTTTACTTCACAATGCAACTGTGGTTCAACAGTTACAATAGGTGCTCCAAGAGTACCACTAGGTGCCCAACTGCCATAGTTACGATATGCTCGAACACCATCGCCTGTGTTGTATGCAATAACATTAACACCTGCTATCTGTGTTGTTCGGTAGTCTAGTTTGTTATACATCTCAGAGATGTGGCACATAGGTACCCATACTTTACTAAAGATACGTTCTTGCTCTTGTGCAAATATTTCTGGATCGTTATATGCTGAACTGCTGATTGATTCTACGTTTGGTTGTGCTAACCAACTCTTATGATTACGTGGTGGCATGTTTTCTCCTTATGCTATATTTAAATTATTATAACACAGAAAAATGCCTAAGTCTAATAGGCTGTGTCTATAAGCCAATATTTTCTAACTGTAACCAACGAAGTATTATGTAGCTAGGAAGGCCAACTAAGAAACCTACTGTCTCTGGGTCTTCTGGCTCAAAGAACATTAGTACTGAAAATGTTATTCCTAAAGACATTATAACCATCTTTAGATCTTTAATAGCATCTTGTGTTGTTTGCCCAGGTTCTTTCACATTGCCCCCAATAGTAAAAACGCAACTTTTCTGTTGCCAGGTAAGTTGCCAACCCCGTAACCTAGTTAATTACTAGGCCGCAAGAGCAAAGTTTTCGTTTGCGTCTGTAGTTTTCTTCGCGATAACCGTGCTTAGATCCGGATAACTCCACTAACTCTATTAACTACCAGTCGATCCTAGTTCGCCCCCATCATAAGCACACTCCTGTGCTTAATGTGTTTATGGTGGAGGCGTCGGGTACTGCCCCCGAGTCCTGTATAGCGTTTGAATTGCTTCAACGTTATGAGTATATTTATACACTCATTATGCGGCTATGTCAAGTTCTTTTTCTACTTTTTCTTTTGTTTTGGAATTTGGATTCTTTAAAGGCTCTAACCAACTGTCGGCAATGTATGCTCTTGGGCTAGGTCCAAACAGGCTTGATAAGTCTTCTGCTTCAATCCACCAATAGTGATCTGTAACAGGGCATTGGCAGGGCATACCTCTAAACTCAAACTGTTCTCCTTGTTTGAATTTACCAATATAATCTACGCATTTGACAATTCGTCCAATATTCTCAGGACGTACTGAATATATGATTTGGGCTAAGTCGCCTTTAGTACACTTCATGTCTATATTTAATAAGTAGAAACTAAAAGAAAGGTCGTTATGGCTAAAATGAGAAAGTTCCATTTTTGGAATGAAGCAGGTGATGAAAAAGATACAGAGCAATTAAGTTTAACAAGAGCAGTTAAGGCTGTGCAAAGTGACTTCAAAGATATGTTTATTGGTGTTGAGTATATCAGTAAGAAAGGTAAAGAAATTGCAGAAACAATTAAATTACCTTGGGGTAGAAAAGTAAGACAATCAATTGAAGCTGAGAAGAAGAGAGCGGCATTAAAGGCTAAACAAGCCTTACGTTAATTGTTACCTATTAAAACTGTCGGGTATTGCCAAGTTGCCAGCTATCATTCGTCCACGGTTATCAACCATTTCAAATTCAAGTTGCATCTTGTTTTGGATATTTGTAATCTGTGCGGCGTTAAAAGCACTGACATGTACAAACACATCTTGTCCACCGGATGACGGAGTAATAAATCCGTAACCTTTTTTCGCATCAAACCACTTTAGAATGCCATGTATTCTATCGCTCATAAGTTTATTATTTCCTTAATATAACAATGTTAATTATTGCTACTGTTGTATAGTGTATTTATAGCTTTATGTCAAAATTAAGCCAAAAAAATAGCACGGCCTTTTGAGGGGCCGTGCTATATTATAAACTACATTGAGTTCTTTTTTTCCTGAATTTCAGCACGTCTTGCCTTAGTAAGTTTACCAAGTTCACCTAGTGCTTTTCTTGCTCTTGCCGCGGCCGCTTTAACACCCTTAGTTTCGAAAGACTCGCTTTCAGCTAAGTATGATTCCATTGCCGCTTTAATCGCTTCGTGATGTTGTGACATAATTATCTCCTATTGTGTTTAACACGCTTTTATTTACTATCATAGCATTTAAGGCGTGTTAAATGTGGTTTAGAATTTATATTTCACAGATCCCAGGATTGATGTTGTATCAGCATAATCTGCACCAGTGATAGTTGATGTTCCACTCTTATCGTGTAGATATAAACCAATCTCTAATCCATCTTGCTTATCAGCACGTTTGCCAGCGTCATAGTTAGCATACACGTTATGAACAACACCGTAATAGTTACCATCGTAACCTAAGTCATCATTCATAGTTCTATGAGCAGTAACATAAGTTGCTGGAGTAACATTATACATTACACCCATATCAATTCTGTCATCACTTGCAAGACCTGTGTCTTTGTCGTCCCACAACTCAACACCCCATTGCATTGGGATATCCCATCTACGAAGTGTTCCGCCAATAGCGTATCCTTCTTGACGAGTGTCTGTTGTGTAACTTGCTGAACCTGCCGCAGTTGTGTCAATGATCATGTATGATACATCAGCTAAACCTAATAAGCTAACTGTTGCACTTGCATACAATGAGTCTTCGTTGTTATCGTAACCAACAACTACACCCCATGGCTTTTCTCTTTTAAGTCTGTACGCATCAAATTCGAATTCAGTTTCTTTTTCAAATCCGCCTAATACTAAAACAGTCTTTTCATTGTGATCCAACCTACTACTTGATTCAGTAATGATAATTGGTGCTCCAATCTTTGATGTTTTTGCAAAGCCAATGCGTTGTGCATCAGTTTCACCAACATAGATTGTTGCGAAGTCATTACCAAAACCTAATTGCTTTTCAACAATAGTATTGTCAAGAGTACTATCTAATGCATAATCACTATCATACGTCATAGTTGCACCAACCCAGTTAAGGTTAAGCATGTTCTTGTCAATATCTAAGTCTTGGCTAATACCAACTTGCAATTCAGCACGTGAGTCCCAACCAGAGTCATAAGTTTTATCGTCATATATACCCTCAATTTCACCATTGACATAAAGTCCAGCTGGTAAATTTGGCATACTACTTTCAAGGGCCTGTACTCTACTTTCGAGACCTGCATCGTCAGCCAAGGTTCCTGTCGCAAGAGTTGCGAACAAGACGGCTAACACCATCGTTACTTTTTTCATTTTATTTTATTATATCCTTATCTATATTATAACATAAAAAGACTCCGGGAGAGTCTTCGAGCTTATTTATGCTATCTTTGAGTGCATTTATCTTTAAAGTGGTTTAACTAGTAGCATATCCATTAGCTTTTAAGGTCTGTTGTGCCCATGGATATTTTGGTAGGCCAGTTCTACTTCCATTGGAACCCCAAGCCACTTTTGCACCTCTAATATCAATGTGCGTAAATGTATTGTATATGCCAATTGCAGTAAACCCTGCGTCAATAGCCGCTTGAATGAACTTTTGACGTTGTGCTGTTGTTAGTCCTGTCTGAACAATGTCGACAGCATTTCCTAACATGTGTTGACTTTTCTTAGATCCACCAACTCTTGAATTGTATTCTGGACTTCTATATCCACTAGTACAAACTAATTGGAAACCCATCTCTCTAGATATTCTTTCTAAGCCTGTTACAACTTGTGGTTTCACTCTACTGTCAACGTGTGGTAACCATTTAATAAATTGTCCATCTGCATTTGATGGTTGTTTACTTGGAACTTCTTCAACTAACTCTCCATCTGACGATGAACTTGCTGGAGCCGGTTGTGGTCCTGCTGTATTTGTTACTCCGGATTCTCCACCTGTAAGTACAGGACTTTCATTACCACGTCTAGCAGTTGGAATACCACCATCGCCATATTCTACTGCTTCTGTTGTATCTGGATCAACTCCGTTATCTCTTTCAATCTTACGACCAATAATAATGTCTGCGGCTTCTACTGGATCAAGTGTAACCTTTTCAAAGCCCATTGCTTGTGCAACTACGTTACCTATTGCGTTCGCTTGTTCTTCTGCTGTTGCTTGTGGATCACCTGCTACGTCTGTACTACCTGTAACAATAACTGCCTTGTAAGGAGCGTCTGTATCAATTACATCACCAATCCTTGCTGTAAGTAACTCATTAGTAATGTCTATTGTTGATCCTGTTATAATTTTACCTATATGCCCACAGTCAGTTTCAACTAGGTCTCCTAGTCTTGCTGTAGGAATGTTGTTAGTAAACACGTTCGGACTACCTGTTATAATAGTACCACCAATGTCTAAAGGTGGATGACTAGGATGATAACAAGTACCTTGTGTCCTGTCGCCAATTCTTGCTATTGGTTGTCCCATCTATGCTGACCCTGTTGGAAATTGTGAATCTAGTTGTGCTTGTGTACCGTATATTCTGTACAGTTTTAAACCTTCGCTCATGTAATCATACATAACATCTTTGTACGGAAGTTTCTTATTAACATTAAAGTTAACAATGCCACCACCGCTTTGTATCTGTAATGACTTCGCAGGCTTGTTACTTGGTTCAGCTGACTTAGGTTCTGCTGATGCAGGAACATCACCAAGTAATACTTTAGCGTTATGAATCTTTGCTTCTAGTTCTCCTAATGATGCAAGTTCAGATATCTTTCTTGTATCTAAACCAGCAAAGCTAGTAAACAAATTACCTATCTTAGAACTTGCACTTGCTGTTGATTGTTTAGCTAGTTCTAATTTGTTAGCTGTAGCATTTTTAATTGAATCTGGTATAAGTCCACCTAGATCAGATGGTATTACAGGTAAGTCTGCCGCAGGATCAGGAATGCCAAAGTCGGGTAACGATGCTTCTGGTAGGTCAGGAAATCGTTCAGCAATCATTGAAGGATCACCAAACACTTCTGTTTCTACACCATTTATAACTTTGATTTCACTATTCAACTTAGTATTAACATTAAAGTTAACAAGTTGACTGTTAGCTTTTAATTGAACTTTAGGTATAGCACTCATTATACTGCTACCAATATTGATTCAGGAAATGCTTTGTCTAGTTGTTCTGTTGTAGCATATACTCTTGTTAGCTTACCTTGGTGCATAACATCTCTGAAAGGTTTCTTCTTGTCAATATTCCAGTTAACAATACTACCATTTGATTGTATAGTTCTTGTTTGTGCCGGAACATCGCTTTTCATTTTCTCTTTAATCTCACCTGCTTGTCCACTAGGTGTAAACTTTGTATTTTGTAGTGCAGTTGTTATTCCTTTACAGTTACCTGTTTTAACTGCGGCAACCATTGCACTTAGTTCACCTTGACATGCACCAATGTTTTCTGACACTACTGCACACGCATCGTTAATCTCTTGTCCAACGTCTGGTGCTTCATCACCTAGTACTTCATTTAAGTCGTTCATTGTCTCAGACACACCATTAATATAATTGTCTAAGGCAGTTTCTAATTCTTCTCTTGCTACTGTGTACAGTTGCGGATCCGGAGTATCATCGTCAAGTTCTATTGCTTCTAAACGTTCGATAAGAGCATTAACTTCTTCTGTCTTAGCTGTTGCATCTGTAATGTTAGTATTGATTTCAGAAATCTTTTCAGTTGCCTCACCTGCCACGTCCATAGACTCTGTTAGTAACTCGTTAATTTTTTCTTCTGTTTCGGAGGCTGATATAGCTGTTTCAACATCAGGTGCTAATGAACCAATACTACCCATAACTGCACAGGCATCTGTTGCAGTTGCCATTGTAGCATCACAGGCAGTTTCAAGTTTAACTGCTTTAGCATCTACAGTATCATCAACATACTTAGGTGTTCCACCTGCAAACTTTTTATCAAGAGCGGCTTGTGGGCCATGTACCCTTGTTTCTTTTCCTAAATATGTAACAATAATAAATGGTGTACCTTCTTTTTCAACATTAAAGTTAACAATACTACCATTGTCTTGAATACGTCTATAAATCATTTCTGGCATATTAATACTCCTCTTACAAAGTATTTATCTGCTATTTAATGATGTCAGCTAATCCTGCAGGTGCTTTGATGATTGGTGATGTTTGTTTTTCGTATGCTTCAGCAAACTGTTTTGCAGTAGGTACACACAAAGAAATAGCAGTATGCTTAACAGTATAGCTTCTGTTTACTTCTGCTGTAAACAAGAACTGTTGTAAGCCAATACCTTTTTCACTAGCAACTAGTGTTAGTGGATAATGAAGTTGGATTTGTTTATCATCTTCTTTTTCAAACCTACCTACAAGCTCTTCGCCTGACATAAGTTTAATAGTAACAATATCGCCTTTTTTGTAAGGTGCTTCAATTAACATATATTATTCTCCAGTTTCTAAGTGTTTTTCTAATTCGTGATAACCACCCATATACTTACCCTTGAAAATAATTTGCGGAGCAGTTCGTGGCATTGGAAGATTATTAACTTTGAATTCTTCCATCAACTGTTCAACTGGAATGTCTTTACCAATAATCATTTCGATAAAGTCTACGCCTTTACTTTTTAATAGATGTTTTGCTTTTACACAATAGCTACAATTTGGTTTTGAATATACTACTGTGGTGTTGTTGTCTGCCTTTTGCATTATAGTTTAAATCCTTTTAGACTGTCTGTTGACACGTCTTGTTTAATCCCACCGATGATATAACTTTCAACTTCTGTCTCTTGAGGTGCAACTTGCAAGCCTGAGCTAGATAGCCAATGTTGTGTCCACGGTAGCGGGTTTTGGGTTGATGATGCATCAAAGATAGTTGAGTATCCTAATGCTTTAAGCCTACGGTTGGCAATGTACTCTACGTAATCGCCTAACAGTCTTTCGTTCAGACCAATAATTGATCCGTCTTTCATTAAATGTTTAGCCCATGCTTTTTCTTCGTTAACACATGCCTTCCACATTTCATAAACTTCTGCTTCACATTCTTTTGCAATCTTAGCCATCTCTGGATCGTCATCGCCACGCATCCAATTCTTAAGAACGTGTGAACTTAATGCAAGGTGTTGACTTTCATCACGAGCAATAAGACTAATAATCTTTGCTGAGCCTTCCATTTTCTTTAGCTCACCAAATGCAAATGTACATGCAAACGAAACATAAAAACGTAATCCTTCTAAGATGTTTACGTTCATCATAGCAAGGAACATTTTTTTCTTAACGTCACGCATGGTTCCTTCTTTACGATGAATGAATGCGTCTGCCGCACCTGTAAATGCATCATAGTTTTTAGTTACACTAACTGCACGTTTAATAATTTCATCGTCATTTAAAATATGATCTAATACTTCACTTGGATTAGGATATACATTCTTCATAATGTGTGTATAACTACGTGAGTGAATAGTTTCAAAGAAGTCCCAAGTAACAATACAACCTTCTAGTTCTGGTAAAGATACATGAGGCAAGAAAGCAAGACATGGT